TGACAGGAAAGTTGGATACTTGAGAATAGAAAAGAAGATTTTGGCTTCCTCCCAAAAGAACATAAGATCCTCCTATATATCTGTATATTGATTCTGGATCGTTTGCTATACTAACTATTATTCCAAAGGAATCTTCTGGAGGGTTGGGATATCTTGCTTGCAAAAGAGAGAGGTTACCGTAATATCCTAGAAAATTGCTTCTATGGGTTTCATCAAATAGTTCTTCAATAAAATCCGCATATTCATTAATTATATTGCATAGCTCAGTAAAGTCTTCAGCCGTTGCTTGCTCTATCCTATTCATTACAGGATTTTTATTTATCTTTTCCTTGAGTGAGGATGAAGGCCTAGTTAACGGCATATTCTAATTTTTAAGCAATTTGGTGGGTTTTATAATTGTAAAAAAGGACAGCATTTCAAAAAGAAACAATAGACCCTGTATTGTGAATAGGAGATTGAAAGGATGGCTTTCTTATGTTGGCAAATTCTGGAAACTCTTCTTGATTTTCATTAAGATATTTTATCAAGGCTTTTAGGTGCTCATTGGCGCTTTGTTTTTTTATTGTGGATAAGTTTTTAAGCTGATTCTCTGTCAATTCACTCTTTTCCTTTCCTGGTATTTCATCGGTTAGGATAAAAAGGCCATTCGGCTTAAAAATAAAAGCTCCTTCATTGGCTATCTCTGAGACTGAAAAGTCTACCTGAGCATCTTTTGCCAGTTCCATAGCTTTTTTTGTGAAATCGTTATCCGCTAACTTAATCTTGACGATGGTTTCTGTGCCTAAAACCGATTTGAAGTATTTAGCTTCAGTTCTCTTTATGTGTGGTTTTAGATTAATGAAAGTCATTCTGCTTTCATTGATATTGTATCGCTCCTGAAAGTCATCTGTGGTTTGAGTAAAAAACTCAGAGAACTCAGTATAAGCTTCAGAGTCTTTCCAAAGTTTAAAAGTCTCTCCAGATGTGTTTTGCATAATCCTAAGCGCATCATCTATAGCCTCCATGCCAGTTTCCAAAAGTTGACGTCTTAGATCGCGAACTTGCCACCATTCTGCTGGCTTTGTTTTTTCGTTTTGAGCAATAGAAAACCCACCATCTGTAATATGGATAATCCCCACCTTTGTGTAATACAGCAGTGCGATGTTGGCAGAGGCTTCTTGCATAAGATCATACACTTCAACAGCAGTTTCATCTGTTGGCTTTGTCTCTACGTAATTTTTATAAAGCTTTTTGCTTAGATACCTTTTAAGGTACTTTCTGTCTGCCTTAACGAGATAAGGCTGTATGGTAGCTAGATTAAAGTTGTAGCTTATCGTACAATATTTTTGAAAGTCTTCTATGGTTTTAATTATCGTCATTATATTTCTTGTTGTGAACCAGTTGGGTTCTTGTCCAAAGTGGTAAAGTTTTCTACCGCGAAAAATCCTTCTAGATCTTCTGGCCATTCGTTATAATCTCTAAGTATGTTAAATACTTCTAGTGTAGTATCTCTCTTGGATTTGAAGAGGGAATTGACTATGCTCATAGATTCTCTCTTATCACTTCCAGAGCCTCCGTTTAATTTTCCTCCTGGTATTCCTACTCCCATAAGATTAGGATCTACTCCAATTGCAGACATAATTTCTGAGTTACCACCAGATGCATCCAGAAGTCCAATACCTTCTCCATTATTTTTGGTTTCGATTGGTTTTACGTCAATACCGTCTACCCATTTACCCTCTCGATCTTTAAACACAGTAACCTGGATGGATTTACCTGCGTTTTGATTTCCAGAAAGGTGGTTGTCTATATCATCGGCTAGGGATTTTCTAATCCTTAGTTTTTCGTCTGTTGAGAACTTCTCCCAATCATTTCCATAGGTTCTTAGGAAATATTCTTCTGAAATTTTGACCAAAAACTTGATGTTGAGTTGGTTTTTTGAAAAGGCTTTTTTGTATTCTGGAATAGAATTCACCACATCCATCCAGCCATTTCTATACACAGAGTGGTGGTCTGCCTCCGGGTAATAGACTTCATCCATTAATGGATAGAAGATTGGCATAATGAATTTGTGTTGCTTTTTTTGCTTGCAGTATTCCTTGATTTGCTCTGCAGTCGCATAAGAATCGACACAGGCTATTTTTTGAACATACTGTGAGTCTTCCTTGGTACTAGTCTTCCAATTGTGGCAGAAATACACGTTTTCAATAAAACCAGTCGATTCATTAATCTTTTCAAAACGTATTTTTGGCGTTGGTTGTCTCCTGATAGATACTATTTTACTGAAATCATTACTTAATATGAACTCAGGGAAAGCGATATTAAATGTTTCCAGATCTGCAATAGATTCTACCCAAAATCGATTCATTTTCGATTGTCTAAAGAATTGAAATAAATCTGGTTGGCTTTTTAGAGGGACAATTCTTTTGTCTTCCTTGCCATCGTCTGTCGTATCGATTGTTACGACCTTAAAGCCCTGGCCATAGTGAGCAGCTTTCAAAAATCGATAGGATGATCCTCCTGCACCATTTTTTTTCAAAGTCCTTAGAAATTCTTGAGGATAAGTATTGGAATCTCCCCACTTTGCTATTTTTCCAGAGGTAAAGGCTTCTTCTAGCTTTTTGGTTGTGTGATTTTCCTTTGAATCGTAGATCTCAAAAGCAGCAACTTGACCTAGGCCAAAGTGCAAGTTTTCATTTTGTTGGATAACTTTAGCCATTAGTATATTACTTTTTCACCATTGAATAAAATGATGTAATTGATGTTTATTTTTTTGATATTATTATCTTCAAGTTTTATGTTTCTCGTTTTGTTGTTGAAGTGAAGAGGGTTCTTTTGTATTCTTTTTTGAGTGCTTTTTTTGAACTTCAAACTGTTAATTTCTTTCTCCTCCTTAGTAAGATTTCCCTCTTCCATTACGAGCTTAGCATTAATGTAATGGTACATTTTGCCCCCTTCTTTCGAATTCTTGTTATAGCTCCTAACGCTAATATCAAACTTGACGGCCATGCCTTCAGAGGTCTTCATACGCATCTCTGTGAGGGCATCTTTTAAGAATATTGTTCCATTCATGATGCTAAGTTGCTATTTGAGCCTTTTAAAAAAAAGGACAGAAACCTTGTGTCCTTTTTTGAGGGCTTTTGGATTCTCATTTTTATGTAAAATATAAGAATGAGCAGTAATAGTTTACAAGTTCAAACCAGTGACACCCACTTTGAGAACATCCTAGCTTTTTACCTTGATGATAAGCGGTCTGATGAGGATAAATTGAAGCATTTAAGCGAGGCAGAGCGCAACATGAAAAACAGATGGGAAACCGCTTGGATAGCCATGCTGGAGTTTAGATCTAGAGAGGATTGTGTTAAGAAGCTGGTGCATCTTTTTGGGGTCTCAAAAGCGACTGCATATAGAGATGTCCAACGCACAGAGATGCTTTTTGGAAGTTTTAAGAAGTTCGACAAAGAAGCTCAGCGATACATCCAGATCGAACGAAAGCACAAGCTTTTGCAGTTGTCTCTAAAAGATAAAAACTTAGAATTAGCCTATAAAATCGACAAAGAGATCGATAAGCTTCTTGGACTGGATAAGGAGGAATCCACTGTTAACCTGGAGAAGCTAAAATCTCAAGATTATCAAATGGTCATGTCTAAAAAGCAAGAGAATCTCATTAGAAAGATATTTAAGGATGGCCAGAGCACTGTCAATATGAATGTGGAAGCTACTGATATCTCTTTTCAGGACTTAAGCGACGAAGATGAAAGCTAGAGGTAGAAAAAAAATCACTCTCAATTTGCCCCAGATCATCGCAGTGATGGCCAAGCAAAAGATTAAGTTCTTGGAGTGGGGGAGAGGAACAGGTAAATCGACGATTCTGGCTTATTTCATGCTCATGATGGTAAAGTATATGCCTAGAGCCACCTTTATTCTCGTAGGTGGCACCTATGCTCAGGTATTAAGTAACACATTCAAATCGACTAAAAAAGCTCTCGAGTTTTTCGGGATATATGAGGATGTAGACTATGTAGTTGGCTCTAGCCAAGGTAAAAGGATGGGTTTTGAAATGCCTTATGAGAAGCCGAATCACTGGAAGAACATCATACATTTTAGCAATGGAACTGTGTTTCAATTAGTAGGCCTAGATAATCCGAACTCTTCAAACGGTGGTCGTGGTATTAACTCATCTGGCATCCTTGCAGATGAAGCTGGACTATTGGATAATGATAAGCTGGCCATTAATGTGAAGAACACCAACAGAGCTATTGCAAAGTCTGCTATCCATGGTGATAATCCTTTCTTACTTAGCGAGACTTATATCTCCTCTACACCCCTCACGAAAAAAGGGAAGTGGTTCACCAATGGTGAAGATCTGGCCAAGAAGCATCCTGATGAGTATTTCTTTCATTCAGCCACCGCGCATTGGAATCTCGACAATGTAAGACCTGATTATTTTCAATACATGAAGCAGTCTTATTCTAGTGAGCTCATCTATAATGCTGAGATGCTCAACAAAAGGCCTAAAGAGATAACTGATGGCTTTTACCCACAACTTACAGAGGATCACTATTACACCAATTTTGATAATAATTATCTAGAAGGTGTGCCTCTTACTGATATATCTGGTAAGACTTTTAATTGTAAACAAGATCTAGATGTAATTAAGAATGAGCCATTGATTATTGCTGTGGACTGGGGTGCTAATATAAATGCTATGACTGTACATCAACAGCAGGACGATGTGTGGTACGTGCTCAAGGAATTCTTTGTGAAGTCACCTAAGATATTAGATCACTTATTCATTGAAGAGTTCATTCCTTATTACAGCTCCCATTTGTGTAAAGAGATCTACTTCTATTATGATCGAACCGGAAACAATAGAACAGCTAACTCAAAGATGACCTTTGCAGATCAAGCTAAGGAGCTTCTGGAGAGCCACGGGTGGACGGTATATAATATGACGACCGGGACTAATCCAGCATACATCGATAAGTTTAGACTCCTCAATAAGATGCTGAAAGATGAAGGAAGATATCTCCCCAAGATTAGAATTAACAAAGCCAACTGTCCAAACCTTATTGTATCTATGGAGCATGCCGAAGCTTACGATAGAGGCAGGGGCCTTGAGAAAGATAAGAGGTCTGAGCAGCGAAAAGGAGTAGACCAAGAACACGCAACGCATCTGTCTGATACCTTTGACTATCCAATCTTTGAAATGTTCTGGGAGAAGTTCATCGGAAGAAACGTAAAGCCAGAAGATTTGCCGATGAGCTCATTCTAAATTCATATTTGCATGATATTTCAAACGTCACATGTCACCGCTCTATAGGTTACGGCGGTTTATCATGGTGAAGAAATGATAATCAAAAAAAGGTTTTCATACCTTAAAACCCTCAAAAACAAACAGTTAATGTTTTACTTTTGAGAATACAAAAAGAAAATATATAAAACTCTCACATTATGAACATTAAAACTGATTATGAAACTGAAATTCTACAATTTTTAAAGCAAAATTTTGAGCCCGTAAAGAATCAATTTCAAACCGATGAAGACACTTTAATGCTGTCATTAAAACAGATTTATAAAAAAATAATATCTATTCTTCCTGCAGATTATATCTATGAATCTGATGTTTACCAATGCTTGGAGCAACTTGGATTTAAGAACTTTTTGATTTCAGTTCCAGAAGAAAAAATTGATGAAGACATTACTTTACCTTCAAAAGAAAAGTTTTGCTATTTGTTACAAAAAAAAACAGCGGCAATTTAGCCGCTGTTTTTAATTTAGATTACTTATTTAAAACTTTCAATTTCATGCTGAGTTAACTTTTTATCATTTTTTATTACTTCAAATTTCAGTTTATTCTCTTGCATATATTTAACCCATCTTCTCACAATAACATCGCAATAGTTTTCTCCAATTTCTATTCCTCTGCAATTTCTCCAAGATTTCTCTGAAGCAATTAGAGTGGATCCAGAACCTAAGAAGCCATCAAAAACAATATCTTTTTGTTTAGAGCTGTTTTTAATCAGATAGCAAAGCATCTCAATAGGCTTCATCGTCGGGTGGTATTCACTTTTTAAAGGCCTATCAAATTCAAGAACAGTTTGCTGCTTCCTATCTGTGTACCACTTATGTGCAGCTCCAAGTTTCCATCCGTATAAAATAGGTTCATGGATCCAGTGATAGTCTTGTCTTGACATTACGATTGAATTCTTTTTCCAAATCAAACACTCAGAAAGTTTAAAACCAGAATCTACAAATGCTTTTCTGAAATTCACCCCTTCAGTATCTGCGTGAAAAACATAAGCAGGGGCTCCTGGTTCTGCAATGCTGTGAGCTTGCTTATAGAATTGTAGTAAGAAATCATAAAATGAGTTAGTTTCCATTTTATCATTTTGAATCTTCTCTCTTTTTTTATCACTTCCTCCTTGGTAGTCAACATTATATGGTGGATCGGTTAATACTAGATTACATTTTTCATTTTGAAATAATTCTTTATAGGGATCTTCTACGGTAGAATCTCCGCACACAACTTTATGCTCTAAGTTTTTTTGAAGGCTTTTTAAAATATAAACGTCACCTTTTTCACTAATAGGATCTACTGGAGGCTCTGCATCAAAGTCACCTTCATCTTCTCCGGACATGTCTTCTGGAATTAAATCTGAGGGCAACTCTAAATCATCTAGATTCAAACCCAAGTCTTCGAGATCTATATCTGCAAAATGCTCTTCCAAAACATCTACATCCCAAAAGCCTGCAGATACGTTTGAGGTGATGTTGTATTGCTTAAATTCCTCTTCTGTTAGACTCCTGTTGGGTAAACGAACATCAATATTTTCTTCTCCACGGTTGAGAAGCATCAGAACTTTTATTCTTTGATGGCCTGCAATAATCTTGTTGTCGGTGTTGATCGCCGGTACTTCTGCAAGGTTAAATTTCTCAATAGAATTGATTAATTTCTGTTTTTTTTCCTCAGTAAGAATTCGAGGGTTGAATTCATAAGGAACCAGATCCTTTACTTTTCTGGTTTCGTTGTGCCATTCTAATGGTGCTAATAATTTTTCGCTCATAGTATTTATTTATATTTGTTATCTCTCACATTACTAAATAGGACGACCTCGCAATCAAGAAGGCTTTAGCCCTCTGGCAGACTGTGAGGTCGTTTTTATGTAATGTGAGAGTTATATGAGCGTCAGAGGGCTTTTTTTTATTCTAAAAAGTCCTCTATCTGTTTAATTGTCATTTCATTTTTATGTTTTTTATTGGTGGTTCTATGGATCTGGCTTTCAAGATTCCTCTTCTGTTCAGCATCTTCTGAAGATTCTAATTGCGTTTGCCAATTTTTCAGCCTAGAATTCATGTGATAGACAGAAGATTGAAGGCTTGTTTTCTTAAGGATAATCTTTTGCATGTCCATCGTTTTCAAATCAATGTCAGTTTCTTGCTTTAGGATTTTACCAGTAGCTTTCCAATAGTCAATCTCATCCCAGATGAGTTGTTTCTTTTGGTCCATCTTATCGATTTCAATCTGAATTTTAAGGGCCTGATTCACGGCTTTATCGGGCAGATCATTAAGCTCAAGCTTAAGATCACACATGTCATAAAAGAAGTCCTTTAAAAGCCTGTAACGAGCTTTTAGCTCCTGGGGGAGTTCTGCATATACTACAGACTTAAAGTATTGCTTGGCAGACTCCTCTCTCACCCCTATAGGCTGTGATGGCTTTGTGAATGTCTTTTCCTGCTTAGAAATAGAAGGCTTGGGTTTGTAAACCAGATTAGGCTTATCAAACTTCATAGCTTGTCGAAGCTCTCTTATTAACATGCTTAAAGAAGCTCTACTCTTTCCTTTCTCAAGCTGCTTCAAAACCGATCGTTTTGGCTTCGACGTGGCCTTGTAAAGCTGCACACCCTTCTCAAAATCTTTAGTTTTAAACCAATCCTTTATTTTCATTTGACTAAAGTCTCGATTATAGAAGCCTCAAAAAAGGACAAAAAAAAGACCTTGATTTTTCAAGGTCTTTTCAACAAAACTTAAAATTAAATAATCATGGCTAACACAAAATTCTAATAGGGTTATCCTTAAGTAGCCTAGCGGTGAAATGGTAAGTGTATTTTTTTATTTTAAAACTATGCCAGCTCCAATCTCGCTCATCGGGTTCTGGAGCTAAAGGTTGTAACTCCTTACTTGACTTATGAGTGTTAGAAACCTTATGGCTAATCACTTCTTTAATAAATAAAACCTCAGTTTTTTCATTTAAAGAAAAATCATAAGAAATAAAATCTACGCTTTGCATCTCAAATTGAGGAATCTCAAATTGATCAGTTTTTGAATTTTTGTCCAGGTCGGTTGTAGTTCCGAATCCCGCAACTCCCACCATAAGTAAAAGAGCTGTAAAGACTAAATGAATCGACTTCATATCTTATGAATTTTTAAATCCGTTAATTTTTGTTTCCGCAATAGCAGCGACTGTTTTAGAGTCGTTTACTTGTTTAAGGATTTCTACTTCTTCTATGTTAGAAGAGTTATTTATCATCTTAGCGACTTCTTCAGCCTTCAAGTTTTGTTTTTTCAAAAACTTATCGGCATCTGGCTTAAGCATTATCCAGGGGAAAACCTTGCGACTCACCTTAAATAATTCAAGGGCTCTCTCATCACTAAGTTCCGTTTTGGTAGTATCTACCTTACCGAACTTAGGGATGTCGAACTTTCCTTTTTTTATCTGGAATACCTTGCTCATTATGCTGTTGTGAATTCAGTGATAGTTCCAGCGTATTCTGGTGCAGGATAGTTTTGGCTATCTCTAATTATGAATTGGCTTTGTTTTGGATCTCCTGGCGCCTGTCCAGATCCCGCAGCAAGTTCTACCATATAAGCAGGACTATCTTGACTACCAATTTGTTTTACATCTCCATTCTTTTCCTTTACAATATAAATCATTGGCTCATTTCTGTACTTTCTAGCATATCCAGCTACTTTGGCCGCTGTGCCTCTAAGAGCAAACGTAAATGAGTTTTGGAAAGAAATATTTCCTTTAGTACCAAGCTGAACCGTTTCGATCATTCCAGAGTCTGGATTAATCTGCAGCTTATGGAAACCTCCATTGGTTTCATCTACGAAGGCATGAGCTCCTTCAATTGTTGCACAAGACTCAAGATCTGTTGCTACTTTAAGACTTGGGGGTTTTTCTATGGTACTAAATTCAGATACGGAAGCAGCGTAAACACCAACTTCGCTTACTCCAGCATTTACTTCATCACTAGGACAGAACTCAATGTTTTCTAGTGGAATTTCACTA